CCTAACCGTTTTAAGAATGTCTGAATATTCTCCCCACCGAAAATTTGAATTAATTCATCTTCCAATGATAGATAAAACTGAGAAAAGCCTGGGTCACCTTGACGTCCAGCTCTTCCACGTAATTGATTATCAATTCTTCTATTTTCATGTCGTTCTGTTCCTAAAACAAAGAGACCTCCTAGTTGTTTAACATATTCATTTTCAATTTGCCAATTTTTTTGTATGTCTTTTTCTAATAAGTTATAAAAAATTTGCAATGTTTTAGAACAAGTTTCAAGAGAATATGGGAGATTCAATATTGTTAGTTTTAAGTCTTCAATATTGTTTTCATATTCTTCCTCAATTTTAGAAATAAAAAATGTAAACGTTTCTTCATTTATTGTTTTTGTTATTAAAATTTCCCAAATTTTTTGTTTAGCTTGAAACAAAGGATTTCCACCTAAAATAATATCTGTCCCTCGACCAGCCATATTTGTTGCAATTGTTACAGCTTGCCGTTCGCCAGCTAAAGCAACGATTTCACTTTCTCGTTCAACATTTTCTGGTTTTGCATTTAATAATTGATGTGGAATATTGGCACTTTTTAATAAATTCGAAAGTAATTCTGATTTTTCCACATTTGTTGTTCCAATTAAAATCGGTTGTTCTGTTATGAAACAATCATTTGCTTTTCGTACTACAGCCTTCCATTTTGACATTTCAGTTGTATATACAAAATCTTCTAAATCTTTTCTAACCATCACTTTTTGTGTTGGAATTTCGACAACTTTTAATTTGTAAATTTCTTCAAACTCTTTTTTAGCTGTCATAGCTGTTCCTGTCATTCCTGCTAATTTCGGATAAAGAAGAAAAAAGTTTTGATAAGTAATTGAATTTTTAGTTTTACTTGAACCTTCAATTTCAACTTGTTCTTTTGTTTCAATTGCTTCATGAATTCCTAAACTCCAACGTCGATCTGACATTACTCGACCGGTAAATTCATCTACAATACAAATTTTATTGTTTAAAACAATATAATCTTTATTTTTTTTAAAGATATGTTTTGCTTTTAAAGCATTTAATAATTGTAAAATCCATGAATCCGTTGGTTCATATAATGTTGTTTTTCCAAGTATATTTAATGCTTTTTTATAACCCAATTCAGTAAAATAAATATCTTTCGTTTTTTCGTCTAATTCAAAATCTAATTTTTTTGAAAAAAAATTGGCAAGAAAGTCTGCTTTTTGTAATTTTTCATTATTAACATTTTCTTGTAGTGTTGATAAAATTAAAGGAGTTCTTGCTTCATCAATTAATATGGAATCAATTTCATCAATTATACAAAAGGAAAAAGGTCTTTGAACCACATCTTCGTTAAAATCTGCTGAAGAATCTCTTAAATAATCAAATACTAATTCAGAATTTGTTACATAAGTTATATCAGAAGAATAACTTCTTTTTTTCTGTTCTACTGAACTTATGCTGTTTACTAAACCCACTGCAAAACCTAAACCTTCATAAATTTTCCCCATCCATTTTTGATCTCTTTCTGCGAGATAATCATTTACAGTTACTACATGAACTCCCTTTTCAAGAATTGCATTTAATGAAACAGGTAAAGTAGAAGCCAACGTTTTTCCTTCTCCTGTTTTCATTTCAATAACTTTTCCTTGATGTAACATTAATCCAGCTAATAACTGACTATCAAAGTGTTTAAATCCAATTTTTCGTCTAGAAACTTCTTGAACAATTCCAAACCATTCTGGGAGAATATTATCTAAACTTTCTTTTTTTCCCCGACATTTTAATTGTTGAATTATTCTTTCGATTTCATCTTCAGTCTTTAAATTTAAATTGGAATCTGACAACCTTAATTTCATTTGTTTCAAAAAAAATGAGTTTTTATTCATAATTATTTCTAATATTTTATATCCAATTATAATAGTTCCAATATTAATTAGAAAAGAATAAGAAAATAAATTCTTTTTTATTTTCAATACATGTAAATTTCACTATAATATAAAATTATATTCTACCAATAAATATTTATCCTAACAAATTTTATGTTAAAATCTTTTTTTCAACGATTCTTCCAATTCATTCAAAATTTATTATCCTTCGTTTGGTTATTTTGTCGAAAAGTATTAAATTTTCTTATTGTTTTAATTCTATTTATTAAAAACACTCTGGATAATTTTAATGCAGTTTTTCCAAGAACAATGGAGAAAATACAGATTACCTTTGTTTTTGGGTTTGCCTTACTAGATCTTATATTTTCTGTTTTATTAAATGTTTATTCTTTTGGCTACTATCCTGAAATGTTAATGCCAGTATTTCCTTATATTGAATCACTTTTTTTATCACCTTTTTTCTATTTTTGGGCTAGTCCTGAAAAAGTATTTTTTCTTTCTTTTTTAGTTATTGAATTAATGATTGCTCGATCTGTTTTTCGTTTATCCAAATTTGTTAAATATTATATTCTTTTAATTTTTGCTCTTTTAATGATTCAAGGACTATCAGTAAGTTATTGGGATTTAATTTTTAACCGAGAAATTACACATAAAATGTCAAAATGGGCATTAGATCAAGCGATTGTAATTTATACAGATAAACAATTAGCAATCTTTTTCTTTTTTATCACTTTTATTTGTTTTATTATTTTATACGCGTATTTATATGTTTGGGCAATGTGTGGCAAAATTGCACCTATTCCATACACTGAATGGCTAACTGATTCGATTGCTTTTTGGTTGAAAATAAAAACACCAACAATGCCGTTCGGAACAAGAAAAAAAGAAAACAAAAAAGAAAAAACTGTTGAGGAAGAAGATTTTCTTGATGATTTAACAGATTCAGAAAAAGATTTAAATGATATAGAAGAATTAGATAAAAAAAATAAAGATGATGATTTATTTGATGATTAGTATTTAATCATCTGATTATTAATTTAAAATTTTAATTTTTTCAATTCTTAATTGAATTGAAAAAATTAAAATTCTTCAGGAAGAATATTAAGTACATTTAAAGAAGTATATTGAAGTTTCCCATTTTCTAGTGCAAATAATGTATGATCACGACCACATCCAACATTTCGACCAGCTTTAAATTTTGTTCCTCGTTGACGTACCAAAATAAATCCTTTTTCTACATGTTCATTTCCAATTCGTTTTATTCCTAAACGTTTAGATTGAGAATCTCGTGTGTTACGAGTACTTCCCGCTCCCATTTTATGTGCCATAATTCAATACTCTTTCTTCTTTAATTTTCTTCAATTTGAATACGAGTATATGGTTGACGATGACCACGTACACGTGTATATTTTTTTTTTGGCTTTGTTTTTAAAACAAGAATCTTTTTTCCTTTTACTTGTTGTATAATTTTAGCTGGAATTTGTATTTTTGGTAAAAAAGGGAATCCAAGTTGAATTTGATCTTTTTTACGAAAAAATAAGATTTTATTGATTAATAAAAAATCACCAAGAATCGTTTTAGTAATAAAATCAAGATCATACCATTCTCCCGGTTTCATTAACCATTGTTTTCCTGACGTTTGAGTAACTGCATATTTCATAATTTTGTTATTTTTATTAAAATGTTCTCTTTATGAATGAAAATTTATTTACATTTCGTTATTTATTTTTCGTATTCTGAAATTAATTTTCATTTCAAACAAACACTATAATAGATAAAACACATAAAAAAAACAAATTTTTTCATTTGTTTTTTGCAAACAAAGAGATATTTTTATAAAAAGCTCTAATATTTTCTATATTTCAAATGGAATTGAATTAAAATAAAAAGAATTAACGATTATGTATTATTATCTTATTTTATCGCAAGATGAATTTTTAGAAAATCAAGTAATTGAAGAATTGTTTCGAGAACGAATGACATACTTAATAAATGAAAATAAAGCTATTGATTTTTGGATAGTAATGTCACCTACATTTTTACAAAAAGAACATTTGAAGAATCGGATAATTTCAACTCAGTTTTTTAAACAAAATGATCAATTATTTGTAAAAAATAAATGTTATTGTACTATGATTTTATCTACAAGTATTCACTACATAAATTGGTTAAAATTACGTTTAGGATATTTTGAGCATTTTCAAGAATTATTTATTGAATCAAAAAATCCATATAAATCAAATGGATTATTTGGTGCATTAGAAGAAAATGCAATTGAAAACCAAAATTTCTTTTTATCTGAAAAACCAATATTACACCCTAGAATTCGTTTAAAAGAGTTAAAAAATCTAATAGAATCAAGAATATAAGAAAAAATATTAATCATAACTTCAATCAAATTGTTGATTATTTTTTCAACAATTTGATTGAATCTTTAAAATTGTTTTAACTTGCAGAAGGAATACTTTTTTTAATTAAGAAAAAAACATTATAAATTGCCCAAGAAGCTGCTAAAATAACAGGAAAAAATGTGAAAATAATTTTCATATCGATTGAGTTAAAATTAACTGGTAATAAATCATATTGTTTATTATAAGGAATAATTTAATTAAAAATTTTTCCTTGACATTTTCTTTAATATTGATTATATATTTATTTATTTAGAAAAAATGAGAAAAACAAATAAGCAGATATGGCGTAATTGGTAGCCGCGCTAGACTTAGAATCTAGTG